GCTCAAAAGTACTTTAAAACATGCAAAGTTTATAGTCCTAATGGTTTATTTATTATTTAGGCTTTACCTTAAGACTTTCATATTTAATAAATTCTAATTCATTCTTACAATGGCGTCGGACGTTAGTCCCTTTCTTTGTGATGTTTTCGGTAGTGTACCTATTCACACCAACAGTGACCAATTCCTTCACCTGAAGCTGACTATAGGTATTTGGTTCACACTTCTTACCACACTCATATTTAGCACACCTGGGGCAAATTTGCATCCTCCTAGCCCTCCGCTTAATGGCCGATTTTGATTGGCCACAAGCGAAGAACTTGTAGGTTCTCATGCCCTTATTGTAGTTACTAACTATACTAGAAATCAAAAGACAACAATCCCAATCACACAACAGCCCGCGGCCATAAAGAAAGGTAGCAACGAAATTTGGAAGTCTCTCACTTGCACTTCCCATTACCTTTAAGTTCGGTCTTGATTTCACATGCTTGCTGCCCTCCTGTCACACTCGCCTCATAGTTGCTGAGTTTCTCATTCCTGCGAGCTTTGTCAATAAGGATCCTCTTGCTTGTTTGAGCAGCTATGTATTCCACAGAATTTGGGGGCCTAGCTATACCTTCAAGGGGTTTGATAGCGGCATGGTTTGTCACGAAGTCAAAAGTATCGAAGGCAGCGAACTTTGCATTCTCTGGGAAGCCTTTGGCCTGCCACCCTGATGGGGGTTCATTGTTGATTATCATATAGCTCCAGACCACAGGTGCAAAAAGGCGACAGACTTTTCTAATAGTGGATTTGTCCTTGATTACTGCGGCCACGGAGGATCTAGATATGGCCTCTTTGAAGTTCGCATCGCGAAAGTCTATGTCACCCTCGTACAGTTGTTGAGGTGAGGAGCTTGAGTGAGCAGCATAGAGGACAATATCCAGAATGGCTGTCCTCACTCTCTCTTGTGGTATGCCCAAACCAACAAGCATCGCTTCAATTTGAGCTATGTCTTCAGCTGTTGCAATGCTTTGACTCACGGGCTCCCTGTTCCACTTTAGGAGAGTATTGAAATTGGGTCTGCTGTATATGTTAGCCGCATCCTCCTTCAAATTGTCGCTGAGTGTCACGTGCTTATCTCCACTTTGCATGAGAGGATTAACTACATCAGAAGGTCTGTAGTTTTCCATGTACCACTTGATCAATGCATCGTGCTTCATTAATTGCTGATCAGATATCTCGCCCTGGGCGGCCTTTACCTCATTCAGTCCTTCAAGTGTGGTTGTTTGCCCTCCAGCTTTCTCCTTACCTTTGCTTGATTCCACCTTTTCCATTGTATCAGCCTCCTTCGCCGCCATAGGTGCTCCAAGAATGTGACTTTGAAACACTTGAGGTGAGCTGTTCTTGGTAGGTTCCTTGTGTGCAAATTTCTTCTTGTCCTCTTCTACTTCTAGATCCAACAGTGCTTTCACCTCAGAGCTACTCTTCCCCTCATTTCTTGCCTCTCTCCTGATCCTATTATATTTATCCAATCTTTCTTTAAACTGTTCCTGACTCTCCCCAGCAAACATTTCAATTTAAATCTAACAATCTAAAGAGTACAATCTACCCCTGAGAGATTAGAAGTCTTGAGCATTGACAAATCTGGAACTTTTTCGCAGGACCTGATGGTTATACTGGACTTGGTAATTACAATCACACAATTACTAGGGACAACTCTTACACTATCAATATAAACAACAGTCATGAAACATAAAAGGAATCCTATTAGTGCTGTGACCCACAGCGGTGGCATACAAGCTGGGGTTTGGGACTAAGGCAGTAGATCAACACCGTCAGACAGAGGATAAGAGGTATAGCATAGCTCGCACTTCCGGATGTGTACAACCAATCAAAAGCACCCCTTGATGGCTTGCCATAGATCACCCGCTTTGCTGCATCACAATAGGTACCACCATGTGGTAGTGAATGCTGCCCATCTCCAACATAAGGTAGGGTTGATCGGGTTGTGACAAAAATGATAACTGCTATTCCACACCCAACTGAGAAGGCTAGTACAGACTTAGAATAGTCCGCGGGTGGCGTTAGTGACATCAGCAGTAAGTATTTTCAATTGATCTCTATGCCTTGTGAGCGCTATGTAAACCAAGTGCCTTTCACATTCAGTGACCCTCCTGCCTGTGCAAACGAATGTCACCCTGTCAAAAGTCTCCCCCCTCACTTCTTGTGGCCGTCGAAATGAACAACCGTGAGATCTCAGAAGTCTGATGATTCCCTCTTCAAAAGCAATGACAACGCCAACAATCTTACCACTAAATATGTACTCTATTTCCAACTTGTCCTCCCTCTCTGAAGTGATGTCGACCCCAGGTTTACTCAAGTAAAGTGCTGTTTCTTTCCCAAACCTTTTAGTTACATTGCCCACAAAAGATGCCTGAGGGTAGATTGACTTTGGGATCTCCTGAAGGGGGTCCCCAAATATCGCTGCAAACTTAGAGTAGTGGACCTGGTCAACAGCCTGATATTCGTCAAGGATATTAGTGAACTGCGGGTCAACACTCTCTTCAAACTTCCTCAAGTACCTGCCAGTAAGATTTTGGAAATCCGGTACGCCACCTGTGTATGCCCTAAATCGCGAATCCCCACTGATTAAGGTCCTAATAAAGTAGCTCTTTCCAGAACCAGGCACACAGTTTATTACAATAGGTTTATTACAACTACTAATACAATTAAAACTATCTCTAAGTTTATTTAACAATACATCCATAATCAATTTATTAAGCATCCAACCTAAGCTTTCACACTATTAGCAAAATCTAAAGCGATTTTACTTTTTAACAAGTGCTTCCATTGGATTATTATCCTAATACACTGATAGTAACTCTGCACAGCACTCTCGTCCATCAAGGGGAGCACCTTCTCACCCAGTTTGTAAGCATAGGAGAGTTCAATTGCATAATTATCCAGGCATTCCTTGAAATTGCCATTTTCTTTTGCTATACAGAGTCTCTCAAAAACTAATTCTGGCCTCTTATATATCCCATAGAAACTAAGGTTCCAGCCACAAAAAGTCGGTGATGATGTAAAGCAGACTTTAGCTTTTAATTTCAATTTGCTTAAAAAACCATCATGCTCTGTCTTAAGTGTTAACCTCCTGTTCGCACACATATCATCACCTGCAAAGCAGATTGACTCTGAACCATTCAAATCATATTTCAAAAAAGTGAACAACATGTTGGCAATAGTGTTGAAGAGGAATGTTGATGCTTCACCTGAGAATCTCATTATAGAAAAATTTCCCAACTTAGAGCCCAAATGTGTCTTGATATACTTGTAATCCTCAATTAGGTCTCTGGGAAGACACAAATGTTCCATGAGGCAGATCTCAAAGGCCAGAATATAGGCGTCTTGTGATGCGTCGAAGGCCTCATAATCCGACTCTGTGCACACTCTTGTGAAATCATTGCCAATGACCCAATTATTTAACTCGTCAAGGCTCTTACCACTGTGGATATAATAATTCTTTGGGAGCGCCTCATTAACCTTCATTTCAATATACCTGATAAAGGGCGCAAATCTAGCTAAGACAATGTGGTGGAAACAAACAATAGTTTGCGCAGCCTTAGCATCTCTAAACCTGTTTTCAAATTTAGTGCAATTCTGGGACTTCATGAACACCAAGCCTGTGTCTATCTTCCAATCCAAGTTCGAGCGACCAGAGTGATTCTCAATAGTGGCAGTACTTTTTGCAGTTTTCTTCTCCTCGAAGTCCTGCACAGCCTTATCAAAAAAAACACTTGACCTCCCTGGTCTGATAGGCACTCTTTTTAGGAACTCTTTAAGCATGAACGGCCCAAAACAGGCGGCATCTCGATACTTGGCACACTCCACAGCTGGCTTTGAAAATCTCAATCTTTTCCTGACACCCATTAGGAATGTTGCTGTGTCACCACTCTTATGCCTTGGGTAGATGGCTGCAAATCTCTCGGCAGCATTGGTTAGTTTAAAGCCATTGTTCTTTGAGTGCTCATCAGCAAATTGATCAGTTATTAAACCTTTAATTTTAAACTCCCTATCTTCTTTAGCCTTAAATCGGTCATTCCATGTGGCTCTCACTCCCTCTAGGTATGATAGTGGTACGTGCGTCTTTACTGACTCAATTTGGCTAATAATTTCACCCATCTCTTCCTCTTGGAAATCTTCTAACTGCCCCAGGTTTATCATTGTCTTTAACCATGGGTCCCCTTGCAATTTCAATTCCTTTACCTGATAGTCCTTGCCCATCCTACTTGTGAATCCTTTAGTTAGCACTGGTTTCCCTGGGAGACTCTCCATCAACTCATTCGGACCTGCCTTCGCCGTCAGAAATCTATTTAGGGCTAATCCTGAATATTGCTGGCAGACATTCTCAATTCCATAACCAGTTAGGTTGAGGAACGCTAGATTGTGTGAGAACCTACTTAGAGCAGTTACCCACCTCTTCTCATTGACATACCTCGATGTGCCCGTTATAACCAGTGTACCATATCTGAAGTTCCGCCCTGTTGATTCACCAAACGTGAGGATCTGTTCACAATTTGGAAACTCCACTGAAACTACCTTCTTCTCCTCAAAACTTGACACAAGGAATGTCTCATGGTATTTTGGTGCGAGGGCACGACATTCCTCGAAACTATTGCATATTACGTAAGGTTCCTCAAAATTCATCAGGCTTTCATCAAACACACAATTCAACCTGCCAATGAAATTCTTATTTCTAAATCTGCGACTGAGGAAGTTATATTTGTACTCCTTATCTTCAAGTAACATCTCAATATCTGGTTTAATGTTGCTGAAAGTCAACCTGTCCCGCAAAGAGTCATAATCACTTTGGCAAGGGTCTCCAATAAGAAAGACAGTCCCCTCCTTGGGATTCACCAGATTGACAACTAAATCCAGATAACCAGGTGGATAAAGTTGTATCTCATCAATGAGCAGTGCGTCACATCTGAACTTACTTTGCAATGCTCTCTGAACGAAACGCTCAAATGTGGACACAGTGGTATTGTGGCCTCTTCTCCGAACTTGCGCGTCACTGCTCTCTTCTAGAGCTAGCTTCATTTCACTAGCAAGGGCCTTACGGGGCGACACAATATGAATATAGGCCCTAGGATTCTTACTCACGAGCTTCTTGAATAGTGTGCTCTTCCCACAACCGTACACACCAAGGATAACCCCTATCATTCCGCTCCACTCATTCCATCCCCTTGACTCTAACAGTCCAATTTTGTCAAAATTTTTGTCGAAGAGCACACCTGTATCACCAACAAGCAGGCTGTTTTTGATCAGACTGAATCTCTGCTCCGTGCTTATGAACTTGAGACTGGTGCTAGCCGGTTTGATTGCAGATAGGTCCAAAATGTAGTTATTCTTGGAATCGAACCCCTTTCGACCTCTCCTGAATTTAAAGGTGCCACCTCCTCTAGCTCCAATTGTTCCATCTTGCCTTTTGAGATCCAAGAGGTCTTCTCTATTCTTTAAAGCCTCAATTTTATCTTTGCTGGAACTTCTGTTCTTGACGAAGTGCTCAACATGTCCATCTTCTACATAAAAATAGAATAGAAGTCTACCTCCCTCATTTAGCACTGTGTCAAAATCACCGAAGCACACCCCGCAAATATCAAAGAGAGTGAGCACCTGCTCAAAGTGTTCTAATTCAAGGCCTTGACCCGAAGTCACTTCTTCCATAAGATCTGTGCCACCCTTGCATCTCAGTACCTCAATAACTTGCTCAGTTGGTCTTTCGAGTGCGTCCGCCACGGCTCTTATGCAGCAATCATTAGCACACCGGAGTAATTTAATAGATTGTGCACTTACATCCCAAGCGAGTTCAATGACTCTGCCGTTGTTGCCTTCCACTTGGATCATTAGGCAGTGAGTTGGGATGAATAATACAACTTGCAAATTGAACATCTTAGTTACTCCCATTAGATTGTACAAGCAAGCATCAAGATTGTGATCTGAGATGAAGTCAGATATCATCTCAGCTGATTTGATTGGCAATACTTGCTCGAAATGATCCGCCTTTTCTTTGACATATTGCTCGTTCAAACCTAGTTCATAGGCGCAGATCCTATTGAGGCCTTCATAATTACACTCTGCCACCACTTTCTTGCTTAACAACATTCTACTCATCTCACTTTCACAGTACTTCTTTACGACCAGGTTGAGGTTCGCTAATTTGTGCTTGTCATAACCAAATTGGCCCACTTCAATGGCATCATCGCCACCTCCTTCAGAATTTCCGCTCGCTTCAGTGTCCCTGGATTCACTATCCCCTTTATTATCATTTTGAGTTTCAGTGGGATTGCCGCTCTGCTCGATTGGCACCGTAGATTGAGGTTTAGTCACCCCACTTTCGTTCGTACTGCTCAATCTCCGGAATGTCATTGAAATTCTTCCCATGGAACATCCCTGAACCCCATGATAATATTTCTCTTGGAAATCTCTTGGCATCTCAAAATATGAATCCTCCACTAATTCAAAAGACACTGTTTCCTTGGGACTCGAGAAAGAGAAGTAGCACTGGCCATTTAAATTGACGGTGAGAACTTTAGCCCCCCTTTCAAATATTTCCTCATCGTCTTTGTGAAAATTGATACCTCCGCCGGCTCTATACTCCTGCACTAGTACACTGTCATAATARTCAGTTGGTAGACCATTCAAAATTAGTAAATTGTTGAACATATCCAACCAATCTTTGGCCTCGTGTGATCCACCTTTGTAGCTATACGCCACGGACTTGCCCTTCGTGTACCATGATGCGACTCTATTGCCCAAATTGTCTGTAAGATTAAATGTAAGGGGCCCTAATGTGCGCAACTTGTAAATTGGGATTTTCAATCCTTCAAATCTAATTTCACTAATAACTGTTGCTTGCACACTCATCATCTCCTTGATCCTTCTAGTGGCTTCATCTCTGAATGCTCTTTCCTCCTCCACATCTCCACCTTCCGGATTGATAGCAGTCCCTGAGAGTGTTGTACCTAAAAGAGGACCAATGCTAGCACCACTGTCCTTTGAATTTTCTAGTGCTTCATCAATTCCATCCTGTGGTGCAGATTTGCTAAGTGGGCATGGAAGATCTTTATCTGGCTCCACCTGGATTAATTTTTTGCTAGTCTCAGTAAACTCAATCAGCACTCTTCTGAAAATGCGTAGCACATCTACGTCCACTTTCGCAATGCCGCGGTCATCCCCAGTAATAAATTTAGTATTTCCAGAGTACCATTTGCCCCGTTTTTTGGGGTCCCTATTCAAGAACCAAATGAGCCCGTCCCTTTGGTACATCACTTCCCTACGGATAAATTTTCCAGCTCTCACTCTCCGGTAGACTCTGAAGGCTGTCTCTTCCTCCATAGAATAAAACGAGAGACCCAATATCTTGCTGATTTTGAACCATCTTTTAAAATTGCAGATGCACTCCTTAAGATTTTCCATACTATACTGGTGCTGCAAATTACCAAGATACGCTCTGATAAATCGACTGAAAAGTCCAGTTGCGGCTGCTCCGCTCAGCTCCAAGACATGTGTGTGCGGTTCATCACAGTAGTAAAGACCGTTCAATCTCACTCCCTCGGCACCTTCAGTGAACACCTTATCCATAAGCACAGCAGGATCCTTAGTGACCGAGCCATAAGTGACATCATAGAATATAAAATCTAAGCATGTATCACTTTTGAGATCGACTAGGTCCACATTAAAAGAATAAGGTGCTAACTCACATATGAATTCGTCAAGGCTAATAGCCCTAAACTCCTTGAATTTTTGTGCGAACATTCTTGGTAATGTCCCTGCAACAAGACCTTGCAGAACTTTAAAATCATCTTTACCTATTAAATTGTTCACACTGTGAGTGCTGATGACCAATTTTGAGAACTCCTCCACAAATTTAATTTCCGCCCCTGTGGGTTCTCCTACAGTCTGTGATAATTTTGACACAGCAGACTGAACATCTGGCTTCACTAATGACCTAAGGTATCTATATATTCTATTTACAGTAGTGTAGCATATGGGGTAGGCGTCCTTCATGTTTGATGAGACTTTACTTAGACCCCTTGTGGTAATTGCTTCAAAATCACCAAAAGATCTAGATGACCTGCCGACGAAACTACCCCTAGTTATACTTATAAGGTGGTGTGCAAACTTAAAGCATACAATATCTACACTATAGACGGTACCATCATTGCACACTATTCTCCTAGTCTTGAGCAGATAGCCTGAATCAAGTGGCTGTTCATACCCCTCAGCTCTTACTCCATCTGGATAAAAGAAAAGGGTTTTCCCACTATCGCCACGAAATGCTGCCCTAAAATTAAACACTCCATTAGCACTATTTCTACCGCACTCCCTAATCTCATACTCATAACACCATCTATTTAAGCTCACCTTGGAACCCGCCAATATCTCTGGTGGAAACACAAGTGTGGCTATGACCCTCTCTGGCTTGGCTACCTCTAAGAAAGTAATGAGTTCCCTACGACTCCAATAGTGAATCTCATCGTGCAGAAATATATTTCTAGCACGTTGGCTTAGCACTTGGGGAACTAAATCCTTTAAACATGGCGACTTATCCACTGTAGTGCTAAATTCAGACACACTACATTTCGCCGATCTCCAACCAAAGTACCTATTCTTATCATGACTTGTGACAAATCTATTAATACAGGTGACTATATCTAGCTTTGGTTCTCTAGTTTTAAAAGCTGCAAACTTATTATCCTTTATACCAACAAAGAAGAAACTATTATCTATAATACTTGGGAGAACTTTGTACAGAAGATAATTCTCTAATACCTTACATACTGGATGTGAATGTGGTACTGGTGAAACAGGGGAGAGGTATATCCCTGCATTCGTCAAACGTTCCTTGGCATGTATCTTGACAGCATAATTAAAGAAAGTGTGTTCCCTCTCTTCAATGCTTATGAACGTGGCAAGAGCTTTGCGCGTAATTTGGGATTGTTCGACGGATGAGAAGGAGGATAGTGCCTCTTCAGCAGGAGAGCGAAAAGTAAGAGACATTGCAGAATGATTTTTTTGGTTTAAATCGTTCTGGATTGTGTCTTATTGCTCTGTGCTGTTTT